AAGATGCTGCCAAGTTTGTAGAAAAGGGAATGCCAAAGGGACTTGGTAATCAGTTTAAAGATCTGGCTGCTGCGCTAGGCGCTTATATAAATACATTTGGTAATGCTGTATCACAGTATGCAGGCTTGAAAGATATTGGGCGAGTCACCCGAGAAATAGAAGAGAGATTTAACAACGTAATTGTGGGTGTTGAGGACAGGCTCAGCACAGGTTTTTTGGAGAGGCATACTCCACAAGAAAAAACTCAGGTTAATGGATTGTTACATGCTGCCCGGACTATAATGGAGGCGTCTACACAACCAGACACTCCATTGGATGCGGCGGCTCTGCGAGAGCTTGGGATCACAAACGAACAGACAATTGAAAAGATTCTTAGTGATGAAAAGGATGTGACAATTGAAGACTTTTTTAATCAGGACATTGTGCACCCAATTCCCGGCTTAGGTACTTTCCGAATTGATTCTGGAACACAGTTGGCTGATACTGCTTTTAAACTTAGAGAAGTCTTCGATTTTATCTATGATCAAAAGGTAGAGGCTTACTTACTTACTGGTATTGATGAAATTAATAGTCAGTTAGGCGATACTTTTCCCCCTGATTATATAACCCTTGAAGATATAAGAGATGGGGACAAGTTTGATTCTCTGGTCCAAAGTTTAGAAGGAATAGAGGATGTCGACAACGCCTTAATTGAAGATCTCCGAGAATTTAGAGATCATTTCAACGATCTTCAAAAGCAGCGCAAACTCCTTTATATGCCTGCCATGAGAAAAGGTAGGTTTGGTTTTAAGTATAAATTTACAGATCGTTTCGGAGTGGAGCGGGTAGGTTTTAAGGTTGTTGATGATCCTAAATTTATTAAGGATGCGCAGCGAAATGCTGAAGAAAAACGAAATAAATTCTTTGAAGAAAATCCTGACTATACTCCGACGGGAAATAAGGGTGTTTTTGAATTAACTTTTAATGATTTCGTTGCAGACCTAAGTCCAGCAACCTCTAATACGCTTATGGATATATTGGATCATGCTGCTGCGTCTACTGAGGCGTCTGAAAATTTTAGTGCGTTTAGAAAAGCATTTGGAAGAAGAATTGCGACTGAAGCTGGTAAACGCCTAATCCCAAACTCAAAATCTATACCGGGGGATTTAACAAGAGATAATCTATCTACCAATCTGAGCCAAACTTTTAATCAACATGTATCGTCACAGGCAAACATGATTGCCAGAATGCCTTTAAACAGAAGGCTAAATAACGAGCTAGATGCCATAAAAAATGATAATACGATACCACAGGCTTACAAAGATCTAGCTCAAAAGACTTGGGGTGAAGATGGATACGTTTCACAACAACACAGGCATTCTGATACTGCCAAACGAATAGCGTTTACGTGGTGGCTTGGTGGTAACCTGTCATCTGCTGGGGTCAACCTTACTTCTTTTTTGCATACAACGATGCCTTTCATTATGAGCATTGCGAAAAATCCAGCAGAGGGTACAGCCGCACTTATAAAAGGTTTTAAACTAGCATTAAAGTTGACTAAAGAATTCCCACTAAGTGATCCAAAAAAAGCGGGAATGTCGAGGGGTCTTCAGTTCTTAGATTTTTCCAACAAACCTTTTGATTTGAGAAAAAAACCTGCGGGCATGGATCAACAATTGTTTGAAGCTCTACAGCGAGCGCAGCCTATCTTGGCCCCTGTTCAGTTATCAGATGTTTCGGGTCAGCTATCACAGCAACCCTTGTTGTTAAACTCAAAAATTGGTCGGGGCGTTGAGATTGGTATAAGAGGGTCAGGCTTTGCCTTCGCTTGGGTGGAGCAGTTCAACCGTTTCGCAACGGCGATTGCTGCTTATGAAGTATATAAGAAAGATCCCGCAAAAGCTAAACTTATGTTTGACGCAGAGGGTAAGAATAGGTACGGCGAATTTAATCTTGATAACTTTATACAGTTCTCTGTGGAGAAGACACAGTTTAAATTCGATAAGACAGACAGGCCCAGATACAATCGTGGTCCAATCTCAGGGGTTGTAACCCAGTTTCTGCCATATCAGACACAGGTCATGCGTTATTTCTTCAAGGCTCTCAAGGATGGATTTACAGGGGCCGGTGGTTTTGATGAGAATGGTAACCCAATTAAGCTGGATGCTGAAACCCGTAAAATTTATAAACGCATGGCCCTTCTCTCAGGCCTAGCTTTTGTTACCACTGGCGGAATCATAGGTGTACCTGCCGTAGCCATAGTTGGTGACATTGTATCCATGATTAATAACATCTGGGGAGATGATGAAGATCCCGAGACAATGCTCACTGATATGCTTTATGATTTTGGGTTGCCACAAGAAGTTGCTTTGGCCCTTGCTTATCGTGGTCTACCCTCCTTGGTTGGAGTGGAGTTGGGCAAAAGAACTGGTATTGAAGGACCACGAGGTCTCGTACAAATTGTAACAGGTGGTAGAGAAGCATCTCTTCCAGATTTCTTCGGACCTGCCGGTGGTATTATCGGACAGGTAACTAATGTAAAAAGGCGGGTGAACGCAGGTGACTACGATTTAGCCGTTGTAGAAATGTTCCCACCTGTATTTCGTAATATACTACTAGCCGCTCAGGGAAGCCGTAGAGTAACCATGGGTGGTAGGGAATTACCAGTTGAGGCTTTTGGAGGGGTTGATTTATTTGATATAGCCATACAGGCCGCAGGCTTCACACCGACATCAATCGTTGAGGCCCGTAATGTAACATGGCAACAAATTAAGGCAGAGCAAAACTATAATGCCCGGTCACGTTCATTCAGGAATGCACTAAAGAATATTTTTGTTGAGTTGTACATCGCTAATGCAAATGGTGATTCTGAGGAAGTCGAAATAATTCAGGGGGAAATCCGGGCAATTATGGATGAAGTCAGACAGCACAACATTGAGAACCCCTCAGAACCTATTAGAATAGATATGGGTTCTGTCACGAGATCCGCTATGCAAGACTTTAGAAGAGCAGAGGGTATTGATGTACCAGTTGACGATCTACCTCTTGCAATCAGAAGACAAGAACAAGAAAGACTCGAACGGAATCCTAGATATCAGCCGTCACAGGCTCTATCATAAAACTCATTATGAATTAAAATTTGTTTGGCGGTGTCTTCCGTCAGGGAATCATCATGTGATATGAGGATCGGTTCCATGATGGAACAGATATCAATCCCGGCTCCATTTGTCGAGCAGGCGCTTAGTAGCGTCAGAAGCAGACATGCGCTTAACAACCGTGCGGACTTCATTCTTTTCCTGTGATTTCTTTAAGGTCTCCTCGGCATAGTCAGCCCTAGCTGCTTTCTTACCAGCCAAGTATGGCATAAGAAATCCAGCTAGTTTACCAACTATACCGAGGACTGACCCTAAAAGTGATAACATTAGTTATTATTATTTTGGTTTATCGTCAGCATCGCCCTGTTCTTTGGCCTTACCAAAGTTTAGAGCAGCCCATTCAACAACCTTATAAATGCGACCTAACATGCTATTTGGATCTGGTGTCTTTGTCCCGGCAATCAACATTGATGCTGCGACCACAACCATACCGATAATCTGAATAACAAGATCACGGGTATCCCAAATTCTTTCAATTAGTCCTAATTCTTCCATGGGCTATATGCCTCCTATTCTGTAACATTGTCTGCGTACTCAAGCAGAGCATTCTGGATACGACCAAGCATAAAGTATACATCGCCTACGGACAACCCCGGAGAAATCCAATGACGACACTCATTATTAGAAAAACTGATCATTAGTACACCATCAACATAGTCTTGAGCTTCTTCAACATACTCTTCTAATTTAGAGATATCATTTCGGATACTGTTAAGTTTATCTTCTTGTGAAGCAGGGCTTTCCGTAATAGACCCACCGGGGAAATTAATAACACTCATTTTTATACTCCAATTTCAAGAAATGATTTATACGTATCTGTGTTTCTCTTTTCTTTTTCAATCTGCCATAGAGCATAGCCCATACCGCCCTTACCGTATACGTGGTACTCGGCATCATCGTCCCTCTGGAAGAACTGTTCCATGTCTTGACCCATTGCTAATAGCTCACCAGTGGTGATGAAGCTATCTTCACCGACTGTAACTTGTAAATACTTCTGACGATCATTATCGTCCTTCTCTGTCAAGTCATAGGTGCCTTCAGGATCCATGCTGGCGTCATAACCAAACAGATGAAAGGTTCTAAATCCAAGAGTGTGCATTAAAGCAATAGCCCGCATAGCAGCGCAGGTACCTCCCGTAATCATCATCCTATCGTTTACATGCTCAAAGGATGCTACAGCATTAGAATAAGCATCCCAGCCTATGATCTTAGCCCCCTTCTTCTTTAGATGATATGTAACAGAAGGGTCTGTCATACTTGCTACAAAATAATAGGTAGACATATTAGGATTCTCAAGAAGGTCTCGTCTCTTAACCCCATGAGTTGAAATACCATCAAGATCTCGTGGATCAAGAATGATACAACCCCACGGTATAATGTCATTCTCAATTAGGAAATTATGAGAGTGCTTGACACATACAACCTTGTGCCCCTGTTCGTATCTGGCACGGATGTTTTCAAGATCCTGTTTAATCGTGGGGCCTGCTGAAACACAGACCACTTCTTCCGTGTTCCAATGGTATCTTCTGGTAATCCACTTATCCATATTGAGGTGGTTAGCCTTGATGTTGTTGTGGATATACTCATCAGGTACACAATCCCGTGGCTGCACCTTGATGGGTACCGTCACGTTTTCAAAGTCTGGTGCCTCCGGCATTGATGGGTGACATACATAGGCAAGGCATGTAATACCCCCACCCTGAACCCCATCCCTTGAGGGGATGACGCCCTTCTGATGCCCTTCAGGTAATTCGTGATTGACGATTTGATTGCAACCGTACTTGGTAATATCAAACATATTATCTTCGCCATCGGGGCGATAATAATCATCAAACACAATAACGGGCACATCCTTCAGGTTCTCGTAATCTGATCGGATGGTTTCAATTGAATGACCGCCGTCAATGTATGCAAAGTCGGGGGAATACCGTGACATGATATCAGGTAGGGTTTCCCGTGAGTTACCTTTGATAAGCTCGAAGGATACCTTCTTCTCTTCAAGGAGAGCATCCTTTGAGAACGTATTAAGAAGAGACTTGACGTTATGCAGATATGTCCTCTGCTTTACATTCCCTTCTTCTTGGTCCAGTTCTTCATTACCATCTTCAAATACGTCCAGTCCAACATAATGGACAGAATCAGAATTTTGAAGCGCAGCCGTAATGAGGCGGAGGGCTCTCTTTCCGTTCCATGTTCCAACTTCGAGAAGTTTTGTGCTTCCGTAGTGTTCGATGAATTTCTCAATGTCCTTATAACGAGCAGGACCGGGTTCATACGGAGCATTGAGAATGCTTTTTCTCCCACCTTTGAAGTGAATAAAATACTCTGTGAGGGGAGAGTAATCAAAAGCTTCGAGAGAAGCTGCATGAGGTGATAGATTGTGTGCCGTAATTCCATGGTTCTTATGCAGGTTGAGGAGACGTTCAAAGGCAAAAGCATCTGTCCACTCTCGTAGACCAAGGATTTCATTCGTGGTGTAGAGAGTGCGCCAGTCTCGTAGAAAGGTATGGGCCTTATCATACGTAAGGTTGAAACCTAGAAAACCCGTCTCTGAATAATCAATGATACCCTGTCTACCTAAGTGTACAATATCTGAACTGTCAGGGAAAATAAGATTTAGAAAATTACTATCAATCTTTTTAGTTGTCAAGACATCAGCATCAATCCAGACTAACCATCCCATGTCCCCCTTAGACGCCATATGTTTTACATGATCGCAAATAGCAAAAACTTTATGGGAAAACTTAATAGCATCCATACGGTAATTATAGGGAGAGCCGCCATTAAACTGGGAGTTTCTTTCCTTAAAAGAATTTAGGTCAACATTCTTGTCCAAAGATACGTAAGAAATATTCCTAGCTCTAACGACATCTTTGGGAAGCTTCCCACCATTGTAGTACGCCGTTAGCTTAATGTTCTTAGGCCAGAATTTTGCCCATGATTCAAAAAACCTTCTAGCGTATGTTGCATAGTCATCAACTTTAAAGGATGTCAAGACTGTGATGTTAGCCGTTAAATCAATTTTATAAGATGCAGTCATTTAATTCTACCATTCCAAAACTTTATAGTGGTCTTCTTCAAAGGCAATATTTAATTGCTCATACCATTCCTTCGAAAAGGGACAATTTTTGTAATCCCTAAACCATGGTCCACCCTCTGTATAATGAACAGCAGAAGGTTTTACATTTTCACTTTCATCCCCGATAAAATTCCACTCCGGTGGTATATCTCCAATAAGATCGGGGGAAGATAACCATCCGAACCCGTGTAGAAAAGAGCCGGAAGCCGTGTTTGCTGTGGCTAAATCCAGCTTATTATTCTCTGGGTGTCCCATGTTAAAGATCATAAGAGATGACCAAAGCTTCATGAAATATGTAATTTGGATTTTGTTATCCATCTTTACGGTACTGGTTGGTTTGAAGTCGTGCTTAACCACCTGCACCGCCTTGGATGGATCAAAGTGATTCATGATTAACTGCTGGATATCATCTATAAACAGGAAATCACAATCAACAAAAATAACCGGTCCTTCTGTTATACCCTGTCTACGAGCCAGTTCTGGCACAAGAAAACGGGTAAAGGAAAACTCTGTTGAGAAAGGACGGCCATCAATATCATCCCAGTACTGACCGCTGTGGTCAATACGCCACCCTCTCCAGAATACTTTGTTGGCTCGGAGGTCTTGATGCTTAAGGGGGATAATATCTTCTGATCTAAGTGAAGTAGAATTGGTTAAGAGAGATGATCTACATACCTGATACGCTACGTCTTCACGGTTATCGTAACCGACATAGATAGTCGTAGGGGTAAACCCTTTATCGTTCATTGTTTTACCAGTTTAAAGTTAGCGGACGTGTGTGGAATGACATTCTTAAAGATGGTCTGAATTCTGCCTTTTTGTCTTTGTAAAGAACATCAATGTACTTAGACCATAATTCTTGGCAGTTCTCGTGAGCAGCCATATAACTCTCGTATGCCTTGTCACTTTCAGATTTAGTCAAAGCCCTTAGTTCTTCCTGCTTTTGATTAATCTCTTCCTCAAGCTTTTTAATCTTTTCTTCTTGCTCATCCATTATAGGTTTCTCCTTATAGTTAATCAGTACTAATACTAATCAGATCAGCATTGCTTACTGATATATGGAAAAAGGTTTCCCCTTTGTCAATGTATCTATTACTGGCTTCCTTGATAGGGGCTTTTCTTAGAGCATCAGAACTGATTTTCCAGAATCTTTTTTCGTCTCCTGAGATAACATAGAAAGTAAGTCTTTCGTTTGAATACTTTTCGAGCAGTCTTTTCTTTCGAGAAGGAATCCTGATCTCATCCCAGTGTGTTGGCCAATCGCCACGCCATGAGTATTTCATCTCAGCTTCGTGATAATAATCTTTACCTTCCTTAGATGTTTGTAGATCAGCATAATAGTTCTCTACATCATTTAATAAGGAATGTCCTTCAGATTTGATCAGGTATTCTCTAATAATATTCTTCGCTGTCTTATCGCTTTTATTATATAAAGAACGTGAGAAAGCCTTTCTTACCTCTGTCATTAGATTTCGCAGACACCAGCAGTACATGCAAGCTCTTGAGAAGCCTTGGTGTTATCTTCTTTTTCAAACAAAGAAAGATCTTCCCAGTTAATTTCTTTCGGCATAGTCATAGATAATTCCTTATATTGTTCTTTGTCAATATCAATGTAAGGGGCTTGCTCATAGATATGGTCCGCCGTAGGTAGGAATGAAATACCCGAACATAAATTAAAATTGTCATAGACCCACGCACCAGTATGGAGCCACTCGCTATCCTTCATGGAGATTGTTACAGAGGGTTTGTGTTCACACCACGCTGTCGCATAGATTTTCCAGAATTCAAGCTGCTCAATAGAACTCATATCATTGCGGCAGACTGTCGTTGGTGGTGATTCCATCGGAAAGGAAAAGACCATATTCTGTGATGGATTACTAGGATCGTGGCTTATCTCTAGCTCATGCGGGAATCCTTTCTCAACCATGAAATTAGTAAGAGGATCTTTGATATCAGAACGTACATTACGTACATAATGGGGGTTATGACGAGCATGAATACCGCTAGAGCTATCCACAAGCTGAGAAACAGTACCACTAGGTTTAACGCAAGTAATAGCCGTGCTTGGGTTGATACCCAGCTTATTAGCGAACTCGTGATTAACATTAATTGCATGGTTGCGTAGGTCATTCAGAAGCTTCTCCAGATTATTATTTTCCCAAGTTAGAAGAGGGCAGTCTAAGATTCCTGTTAGAGATACACCTAGAAGCCTTTCTTCTTCTGTATTGTTAGTCCAGATTTTTCGGAGATACTTAAAATTTGTCAGGGTTGATTGTAAGGTACCCAGAATGGTTGCGGCCTTAACCTTATCCATAAGGTCTTCTTCAGTATCTGTGGGACGACATACGACTTCTGTTAAATTACAAAATTGATTTGGTCTAAGAATAATTTCAGAGCAGGGGTTTGTTCCGAAATCATGGTTTGAGTCACGGCGTCCATTCTTTTCCACATGCATCTTTGCTGCTTCACGATTAAAGATACCACGCTCACCACTTCTCGACTGATAAAGAGAATTCCACTCATCCATAAATTCACCAATATCTGTGAATATATCGGATGAGCCGGGGGTGTTCTTGTAACAGACAGAGTTGTTCGACAGTCCTCGATGTGGATGGGTCTTCCACCAGTAGGGGGTGCCCTTGGCTTGACGCATACTCACGTCATCCAAGTCTGACAGAGAAATCAACGCTGAACGCCGGACACCGCCAACGACAACGCTCTCACCAATCTTGCACATCAAGTCATGGCATTCGATAGGACTCAGCTTTCTACCAATAGACTGTTTAAAAATTTCTACAGTGAACCGAAAAAGATTATCAAGAGGGACCGGACCTGAAGCCCGTCCACCAAAAACTTTTAGAAGGGTTCCAGCAGGACGCACATCGCTAAGATCCCACTTAGGGATAGAACCTTGATAGAGTGCACCAATTAACTCACGAAGACCACGAGCCCAACCTTCCTTAGAATCAGCGACATGGATGATAGAATCTGAGTCTTCCATGTGGTCTGAAACAATAGGAAGTTTGTTTACAAAGTCTTTCTCAACTGAGAACCCAACACCTGTTCCATTCATAAGAATATACAGAGTTTCATCAAAAGCTCTGGGGTGATCAATAGGAACATACGAGCAGTTGTAGCCGGCAATGTTCTCCCGCTTCAATGCAGGGCCTGCTGTCATCAAGCAGCGCATTGATGGCATCACCCCGAGTGATAAAACCTTTTCTTCTAAATATGCTCTTAGTTCTTTTGTAAGAACATTGGCACCAATGTGGTCGGTGAAGAAATCAAAATATCGTGACACCGTTTCATCAAATGTCTCACGGCGCTCTTCTTCTTTAACCCATCGTGAGTAACGTGACAGGTGAATGTATTGTTGATAGAGGGTTGGTAGATAATTATTTGTCTTCATCTTGGGATCCTTTCATAAAAAGATCAGATCTTATCTGGTAGTAAGGCCCAGCACTTCCCATCATAAATTTCTCAACAACAACATTCACAGTCACGCCTCTCCGTGCCCAATATTTTCGGATACGGTTAGCAAGATGTACGCTATCTTTCCAAGAAGTGAGATAATCAGGGATTTTTCGATCTGACATTTGTCGTGAACCTTGATTGTATAATAGGTTTTAGGGGAGACGCAAAGAGAAACTGATTTGTTCCTCTAGCTTCTCTGTCTTGGCCTTTAAATGGTCAATGACTGCCTGCTGTTCCAGCATTTTATCTCTCATTTTTTTACCGCCAAGAACATTCCTTTCCAGACGTCCGTTGAGTTTATCTAAATTTAGCTGAGCCACCGTGGACATCGGTGTTTCTAAATCATTACAGAGTGCTGCGATATACCATAGTACGTCTCCAATTTCATGCAGAACATCCTCTTTAATATCATCTAGTGTAGTGTCGCCACGCATAACCTTCTTTAACTTGTTAGTAACCTCTCCAGCTTCTCCGGCTAATCCCATCGCTGGGTAGTGGTACTTTGCTGTATCAGGATACACGGCTGTTTTTGCTGCACTGCTTTGGTAGTCGTCGATATTCATCTTACCTCTCCGTTTCTTTATGTTAATGTGCTTTGTTCAATGATAGTCTTTTTTAAAATAAGAACGCCGTTATGGTGGTGTACCACACCGGGTTCATCCTCATAGAAAGAGGATAGTAGTACAATGTAATCTTTTGTTTCTTTAAATACCTGACCTATTGTAGTGACCGCAGGAGGTACATAATCATCCGGGTCATACAATGTCCAGTTGGAGCAGCCTCCACGGGCATCGTTCCATATTATTTTTCGTATATCAGGTTTTTTCATTATAGGTTATCAATCTATCTAAGTACCAACGGGCTTTCTTCAGATCAGTAATACCGTCTTTATATTCATGTCTAAAAACATATTTTAAGATGTTACCAAGGTAATATCCTTTTAGCTGATCTGAAGAAAGCTTGGTTTCGATAATATCAATAACCTCAAGACCCCCTGATTGATAGTGGCTCGGGTGGTTTACTTTATCTTCACAATTCATATCGTCTTCTAAATAAGGTATAAATTCTTTTTTAATAAACTTAGAAAAGTTTAAATTATCTTCCATTTTAAATTCCTAGTTTCTTAGTTTTAGATAACTTCTAATTCAGGAACAAAATCTTTTTCCGGGTTATATGTGTCACCTACTTGGAGGCACACTGATGTTTTATATTCATCTCCTTCAATGAGATTAGAGTTGAAAAAGTCACTAATTGATTCGCACTCTTCTCGATCTGAACCCACGTACATAGGGGGCATATCCATCGCAGGTGATGCTGAAAAGGCATAAACAACAAACACAACCCATAAACCTACATCCATTTTTATAACTCCCTTGTTGCATAATCCAAGAGGGCGTTTATTCTAAATCTTTCAAAAGGACGCCCCTCATATATTATATTAGACGAAAGGGTTCTTATACTAGTGGGAGAAATACCGGCAAGTTCACAGACCTCTTCCATATCTTTGGAAGTAACACATGCTGATACTGTCGTAAGCCATCGTGTAGCTGATCTTCTATATTCTATCAGAGCAGCAGAGTCTGTCTCCCGTGGTTCTTTGGTCGCATCTAAGAGGGCTTGAGCTATAACAGCCAGCCAGAGAATTTGCTCAGGGCTCCAATCATGGTCTGAAACCCTGAGCATATTCAAAGAGACATAATCGAGATCTTTATCTTCTGTCTCATTGGGTTCAAAGTCTATCAAGAAACCCTACGAGCCTGTCGATATTGTTTCGTTGTCCAATAACGAATGTACTTTTTATTGGTAGCAGGGTTAATACGTTCTTCTGAGATAATCGTAAATCCCTTCCGACGTAGACGGTAGATAGCATCTCGTAATGATACGATGCCGTAATCTAGCATAGCTTCCCGTGCTGAGATATGACCTACGTTGGTAAGGTGATCTTGAATGGTATTAATCTGTGTTGCAGTAGACATTTATAATTTCCTCTAGTAGTTGATTGATGTTGGGGACTACTTCTTTAGTAACAAACTTTATCCCCATGATGTTAGCGTTGTAATACTCTCTTTCTTCAAGGCCGTCAATCCGAGATGTCATCACATCCATTTTATGTTGGGCATTCGCCTCATAGTATGTAAGGCCACCCCGTGTTTCAAATTGACGGATCATAACAAATTTAAAATTACTGAGGCCCATCTTGTTAATATCTTGGTTTAGATATTTAGAAGAACCTGTGTACGATTTCCAATCAGTGTGCCCAATTGGTTTACCCTTCGAGTATCTTTTGTATTGTTTCTTCCCTATATATTTTCTACCATTCTTTTTATTATAGATTAAATACAAAAATCCAAAATACCAGTCTGGGTCTGGATCACCCTGTTCCTTAGAATGAATGACCCACGGCGTCTGTGTACCAGCGAGTTTTGCCATACGGGCCTGTTTCTTTGATAAGCCCTTGGCCACCGTTTGTTTCTTCCCAGCACGTTTCTTTGAAGTCGCAGTAGACGCACCCCGTTTTGAGGTACTGCTTCCCATCCTTTTTTGCGGTGGCGGGGGCATAACATCTTTCCGGGGGTTCTTTGGAGGTGATGATTTCTTTAACTTCTGCGATTCTATTTCTGGCATTAGGTAACTCTAAATCGTGGACGTTCATGTAGCATACTTCGCCCGTAGTTTTATTGATGACAAGGAATCCCCCTTCTGATTGCGTACCATCAGCCTGAACGTAGGCTGCAAGCTGGTGCATATATCCGAAAGGATCGTCCAATAGATCACCCTTCTTAAATTTCTGGAACCCGTAGTCAGAGGCACTTTTACAATCAACTATGATTCCATTAATTTTACAGTCGATATGTCCTTTAACTCCGTCCATCTCATATTCTTGCTGAATATGACTAACGTCGTATCCGGCAGTCTTAACAAGAAGAAGGAGGAGGGATTCAAGGATATGTCCATATGTAAATTTTAATTGTGTATCATATGGAAGGGAATGGTCTGAGGCATCTTCTAAATGTGCCCGGTACCACAACTGTCTGTTTTTCTTCCCAAGTGCAGAGAATCGGAGGATACTGTTCTCGCCTTTATCACTTGAATCCCTCCTATCAAAGAGGGAGATAACTGCATCTCTTACTTCATCGAGGAAGATATCAAGGTCTTTTGCAGAAGGAGAAGACTCACCAGATTCGATGGTCCGCCTTAAATCTTCTACGATATTAGATACAGTCATCTACTCTCTCCGATTAGAATGGAAGGTCGTCATCCGGATTAGTATTGGATGGCGAATTATCAACGGGCCTTGAATCAAAGCCGTCTTCTTCACTAAGCCCGTCATCATTTGTATATTCAACAAGATTAATAATCTGAACCTTGTCGATGACGTAGCCCCACTTCTTCCACTTAGACATCCAAAATTTGGATACCAAAACTTTAACATCTGAGCCCCAGCCTAGACGGCTGAGTACATCCGATGGGATAAGATTCTTCTTTGAATCCAGTACTACCGGAGCCACGTTGTCTTCCCCATTTGCCTTCTTCACATTCTTATGAAGGTTCACATAGGGGTTATCCATAATACTTGTAGCGTCCTTTAGTGCCATTCCATTCGAGGTGGCTACATTCTGCATATCAGAATCTACAGAAAGAGCCATGCCCCATCGGGGGGTATAGGCTGTATCAGGATACTCAGGGTGTAGGTGGCCATAGTACATCTTACCGGCCAAAACAAATCGCTCAGACTTTTTTTCTGCTTGTGGCATTCTTTATTTCCTCATGTGTATGTGTGTATATTTGTCAGGATTTGGATATAGGCGTGTCGAGTTGGATATCAATGAGTCTCAGCCCAATTTTTTCCAGTCTTCACATCACAACCCAAATCACAACGAAACTCTAAAATACTTTTCACGTTACTGATTGCTTTATGCGCTACCTCCGTTAGTTTGTCAACATCTTTTTTATTAACTTCCCACTGCATTTCGTCATGAATGTTAGCAACAGGGAAGGCCCTAATAGATTGATCATGGGCAAGGTCGTACATCTGTATCAGCCAGTGCTTGCAGATAATAGCCCCGGCCCCTTGGAGAAGATAGTTAAGCCCAGTATGTGGATACTCAACTGGAACTTTACGACCGTCGATACCGGGTATAAACCTTGTCTGAACAACCCTGTCAACACGTTGCTTCAACCGTTGAAGCTTAGGCATTGAAGTCATAAAATTATCTATAAGCTGCTTCCCCTCATTAACACCACCACCAACGATGGTGCCTATCTTGGCAGGACCTGCCCCGTAGATTAAGGCATAGATAAAAGTCTTTGCCTGATCTCGTGTCTTGAGCTTAGCTTTCTGCTGATTGAAGGTATGGATATCACCATAGATAACTTCATTTGTAAAATCAGCATCATCCATATAATGGGCTAGGCATCTTAGTTCGAGGGACTTTGCATCACAGCCGAATAGCACATTCTCCGATGTATTACGTGGCACCCATACCTCTCTACATTCCTTGCCATAGGGTGCACGTACAGAGGGCACCTGTGCCATGTTTGGATTTGAATGGGTCATCCTACCTGTAACAGTCCCAAGCGTGTGTACACGTCCATGTACAGTGTTGTCACTATCAACGGCCTTTATCCACGAAAGAACCTGAGCATGTCTTTTTTGTAGGGTGAGGTATTCAACCAACTTTAAAGACTCAAAAGAATTTATCTCCTGAAGAATTTTCTCATCAACCATTGGCTTACCGGTGGGGGTAAACTTCTGAGGTTCCCATCCAAATTGGGAGATGAGTCTGTCAGCAATCTGGTGGCGTGAACCCGGATTGAAGGGGATAACTTTAGTCTTCGTCTTCAGATGAATCGTAGTCGGCTCGAATATATCCTGAAGTTCTTTCTCTATCTTACCTACATTATCGTTAAGATAAGATGAAAACTCCATGACCTTTGGCATGTCAAGGCAGAACCCATTCCTTTCCTGCTCATGTATAATGTGTCTTACTTTCTTCTCTGTCTCGATAACATTTTCCGGGATTTCTTTATTCTGAAGGGCCATCCAGACTTTACCCGTCAGGTCTACGTCTTGCTTACAATAGGTCAGCATCTTTTCAGAAAGGCCCGATTCAAAATCATTGAACATAATCTTTTCTGAGTTAAGAATGTTGCCCCAGTTTTTAAGGGAGTGTCCCCCTTCACGTCTGGGCTCAGCTAACTGTGACAGGAGAAGGGTGTCTTCAATCTGTGATAGTTTAATATCCATCCTTAAAAGTTTATTAATCACAGGCATATCAAACGCTATTAAGTTATGACCTACAAAAATAGTTTCAGAATCATAACGATATTTTTTCCTGAAGTCGTTTAAGGATGGGTGCTGAAGAGACCCTTCAAAAGTATATACTTCATGATCATCAAAGGTAATCTGATTATTATAGGGGCATTCAATTATCTTCTTTGTTATGATGCAATATATTTTAGAAGGGTTAAGACTGTCAGTTTCAATGTCTAGTATGTGGCGGCTTATTGAATTGGGCAATGTCATGGTCTATCATCCTTCCTATCATTTCCCGAAATGAAACCTTCGGTTCCCAATTGAGTAACTCCTTTGCCTTTCGAGGTGATCCACATAATCTAGTCACATCCTTTGGTCGTATGTTTTCTGGAGTGCTGTGCTTTACATATGGGGTCCAATCAGTGACGCCGATATAATTAAAGGCCACGTTTAATAAATCTTTAATAGAGTATGTTTCCCCAGTTGCCAAAACATAATCATCGGGGGATTGGGCTTGAAGCATGAGCCACATCCCATAAACATAATCAGGGGCGTATCCCCAATCCCTCACTGAATTGATATTACCAAGCAAGAGCTTCGTGTCAAGATGGTCTGTTTCAATCTTAGAAATATTTGAGGCAATCCAAGATGTAATTTTTCTGGTTACAAAATCATGACCCCTTCGCTCACTCTCATGATTGAAGAGGATTCCAGAACAAGCCCAGATATCATAGGAATCTCTATAAACTGACACAAGATTATGTGCTGCTGTCTTGGCTACACCATAGGGTGAGAAGGGCTTTAGCGGGGTTAGCTCAGTCGCTATCCCTTCCTTTACTGTACCGTACATTTCAGATGTTGACGCCTGATAAAATTTAGTCATAGGCGATGTTAGTCTAATCGCTTCAAGTATATTCAAGACTGCTGTAGCGTTTGTCTCGAAGGTTGTATCAGGACATTTGAATGAATGACCAACATGGGATTGGGCAGCGAGATTATAGAACTCATCTGGTTTTGTAACTTGTAGTAGGCTCATTATAAATGATGGATCACAGATGTCTCCTTCTACCTCTTTATAATGAGGGAAGTATTTCATCTCATGACTGAGGGGTTCTGTTTTATCGCTCCGTCTTCTGGTTACCCCTGTAACTATGTATCCTTTTTTAAGGAGTAATTCTGTTAGATAGTACCCATCTTGGCCACGCACTCCGGTTACAATTGCTTTCTTATTTACCTGTACCATTTTTAAAATGTCTCCTCTAATTGTTCGAGTTCTTCAAAGGTCTCATTGAGACGGCCTGTCTCTTTATTCCAGAGTAGTCGTGATGTAGGTCCGGTCTCACCAGAGAATCTATTTTTTAGAACCCTTACGATGGTTGTGTTTCGGATGGTGGGATCATCATCCTGTGAGTTACGTTCGAGTCCCAGAACAATATCTGATAGCTGGGCTATACCCGCCGATCCCCTTAACTGTGCAAGGGTAGTAACCCCTCCAAGTTCATGACCTCCTCCATTTTGTGGACGCTTCAGGTGGGATACCACAAAGAGCCCGATGTTTGTTTCCTGCACAAGCATTCTAAGCTTGGTCATAATTTCGTCAAGGGCTTTTCTCTCGTCTCCATTTTCCTGTGAGGAGACCACGATGGAGATATGATCTAAGAATATATACTCACACTCCAGACCCTTGGCCATATACCGGATGCGGTTAACTATGTTATCAATCTCAGATGATCCGAAGTGGTCATAGAGAAAGACTCGACCGCAGCCTACTGTGTTATCAAAAGATGATTTTAATTCTTCTTGTGTGTACACGGTATTAGGTAGGTGGAATTGCTTATTGGCATCAATCGACATAATGCCTTGGGCTGTTCGTCGTACACTCTCCTCCATGAACAGCGCCCCAATACGGGATTCTGTGTTTCGAATTATGTGGTAGATCACTTCTCTGAGGATGGCACTCTTACCAATCCCTGATCCTGCTGTAATTGTAACAAGCTCACCACGCCTGATTCCGTAGGTTAGTTTATTCAGATCTTCCCATGGATAGGAGATGGAGTTATTCTCAGGCTCAGTTGATACAAGTTCCCAGATATCTTCACCGGAAATAATGCCATCGGGTGATACCGGTTTAGCCCTCCACCATTCACGGGTAAACGTGGTGGTGTCATTGTTCTGTAGGTATTCGCAGGGATCTTTGCGGGACATCGGCATGATAAGACACTTACCGATCTCAAAGATCTCTGATAATTTCTGAGCCGACTTTTTACCGGGCTCATCATTGTCAAGACAGAGGACAATCTTTTCATATGAATTAAAGAAATCTAGGTTCTTCCTGATATCCTTCTCTGCACCCTGTGCGCCGGTTCGAAGAGAGACCACAGGCCATTTGCTACCCAGCATTTGATAGGTTGCAAGACAGTCTAGCTCACCCTCTGTGATCGTGATGAATTTACCTCTAGGCGGGAAGAGGTTCTGACCAAAGAGCGAAGCTTGATCAAAGGATGATCCAGCTTTTTTTGTATTATTAAGGATGGTGAAATTCTTTTGAGCATTACCTTGGTTATCAAGGCAAATGCGTTTCTTGTAGGCTACAATCTCCTGCCCGTCTTTGTCATAATAAGGATAGGCATGGGATGTAATCTCACCATTTGTATCCTTGGATACAAGTACACCAAAAGTTTTTGCTGTGTCCTTGGTAATCTTACGATCAGGTATATCGGAGAATTCCTTTCTTCCGCCATGACCATTGCCATTACTGGCTGTGGAGTAGGAGGGAGAGGAAGTATGGGTATAGGTATTTGTGTTGTCTAGGTTCATATTCATATCCGTTTTTTCACAGGAGAAACAGTATGTTCTGTTCGCCTGAGATCCATTAGAATAGGTGTCTTCGTACACTGCATTAGCATCACTGCTACCACATGCTTCACATGAGGTGTGTCTGAGAAACCTAGATGATGTAGCTTCAGGCATTAGTCTGTTCCAGTTGGTGGATTATTGCATGTCCAATCATTTCGGGGATTTGCGGGACGAGGGCATTTCCGAGGCACTTAAGGCGGTCCACTCTGTTGGGTATCCCATGAGCCACTCGACCCACGTCGGGTTCAGATGGCCATCTCCCTTTTGGGAGTCCTCCGCAGAGTAGACTGCCCTTGCTAACTGGTCCACCCGCTTTCGTACCGAACCGTCCGGGTTCACCGCAGTCCTCGCCATCCCCGGTGTATCCTTCCAGTCCCGTGCTGCTGCTGTAGGCCATAATCCATATCCGGTCCCTTTGGTGCGGTGCGCCAATGTAGGAAGCTGGTATGCAATGCCATTCTGCATCATACCCGATCTCGGAAAGGTCTCCGAGAACTCTTGATAACCCCCGAGTACGCAGCGCTGAGACGTTCTCCACAAGGACGTATCTAGGTCGTAGTTCGCTAACAAGACGGGCGATTTCTGACCAGAGCCCGCTTCGCTCTCCGGCAAGGCCTGCGCCTTTTCCTGCGGTGCTGATGTCTTGGCAGGGGAATCCCCCGCAGATGACATCAACGGTAACTCCGTCTGCTTTGAGTCGGTCAGAGGTAAGTTCTCTGACGTCTTCATAGAGGGGGACATCGGGCCAGTGCTTTCGCAAGACTGCGCAGGCATACTGGTTGATTTCGCAGAAGGCGGTGGTTTTAAAGCCCCCTGTTTTTTCGAGTCCAAGACTAAATCCTCCTATCCCACTGAATAAGTCAAGCACTTTTAACATGTTGTCTATCCTCAGTGTTTTTCAGTTGGCGGGGTCCATTCAATAGAATTGACAGTATCAACCATTTTCTCATATGATTTAAAGAGGTCTTCAAAATGTACCGCATATAGAACCACGATTGATTTGATAAGAGTTGATGATGTTGTGTTAGCTATCTGCCCAGTATAGTTTCCGTTCTCATCTGTGTTTTCAAGTACAGAATGGAGATCCTCCAGTATAGTCCATGTCTTCATGATGTTTTTTTCTAAGCTGTCTAATTCAGCTTGCATCTTCGATCTCCGCTTTAAACAGATTGTAATCTACATCATTGGTGTACCACTGAAGGCTACGCAATAAGGCCGTATATGTTGGTCTCTTCATGGTATATGCTGAGCCCCTCTTTCTAAGCCAAATTTCATCTCTCAAACTTCTTTTAATAGTTTCAGATACAATATAATCACATGTTTCGTAAGGGATAGTAACGTCTATCCCCAACTCATCGTCATATTTTAATTCAGTCCTTCTTACTTTTTCCATTTTATACTCCTTAGTTACAGAAATCTTCCGGTAATGGTTTGTATTATATGGTGGACGCTAGTGGACTCGAACCACTGACCCACAGCTTAGAAGGCTGTTGCTCTATCCAACTGAGCTAAGCGTCCGTTGGTCTCGTCTGGGGGTTCTACCCCGACCTCACCCCGGTGTCAAGGAAATTCTGGGGTTGACACCGGGGTTTCGGTGTGCTAGGTTGGGGTCAGGAGGCCGGGAGGTACTAGGGTATATCCTGGTATATCCTAGGACTCTAGCTAAGACTTAGCTAATCCTTGTTTATTATTGGTTTATTCCTAGTCACTCTTAGTCACTCTTAGTCACTCTTAGTCACTCTTAGTACTCCTTGTTTAAACTAGGACAAACTTCAAAAAGAATTCTCTGACATTCAAGGGCGACAGCCCGGTGTTCTTTTTGTGTCTCAGGTTTGGTTCTCAGATCGGTGTAATGAATCCAGCTTCTGATTGTCCCATGCATATACAGTCGGGTTGATATTAGTCCTTCAGGGAGGATGGCACGGGCTTGCTCTTTTGCTATTCCTTTTTCAAGAGCCCACCTATATGCCCTCTCTGATGCCTCTATCACATCAAACTGTTTCCATTCCCACTCTTGGGATAATGTCCGATGTTCATGGAGGTCAGGGTCTAACTCATGGGAGTTCTGTCTATTCTCTTTGTCTTGTAACCGGGCTGATCTCCTGTTCCAGTTTAAGTCTACCTCTGAATATCTTTGTGAAAATTCTTGGAATGAGAATGATCTATGCCTAAGTATCTGTCGTGCTATGTCCCGTGTTGTCTCAATGTCTAAACACATGGAGACCATCTCAAATGGAGACCAATGTTCATTCTCGATTAGATAGGTGAGTAACTTTGGATTATCCTTGGATTGATTCTTAGGGTTGGATACACGGGCATAGTACAGGATGGTTTCTTCTGGTGTCTTCCCATACATATGGGCGATATGGGAAAGACCTACTATTGGGAGTTTATTAAGAGTCATTTATTTCCTTTTCATTGGCTAGTTCATTGGCTAGTTCAAGTATGATATACATGATTGATCTGAAAATGATTTAGCAAACCAAGGCAACTAATGCAAGGCTTAGATTTAGCAAGCCGTCCATTTTTTGTAAGCCTAATAATATACATCTCACACCCTGATAATATTTCTGGGCCGTGTTTATTTATGGTTTTGATTATGGCGTCCGTCTCTGCGTGCAGGAATATCTTCTCAGGTTTACCAGCATCTGATGCAAACCTTGCCTGCATGGGGTGTGACTTAAGTTTATTCCATCCGGTCGATATGATGACGCCCCTTCGTGTTACGGCGGCGGCATGTCTTGATGATTTAATCCTAGCTGACCTATGTTCGGCCACATTGATTAGCTTTTCGGTAATAACATGGGTTTGATTGGTGTCTAAAAGATAGAAAGCCACGGTAACCCCTCAAATTTGATCGTGGGTGCGTTTTAGGGTCTCTGGGCTATGGGGGTAGCACTCATGTGCTTAGAGGCTACCCCATGCCCTTCCCTGTTTACTGTTCTGGATAACTCACGTTCGGAATTTCTTTATTCCAACAGGCACGACATGATCCACACTTATGGTCTCGGGTATATGCCTCACACTCAAATCCAAATGGGGATTCCTCATGGACCGTGGAAGTATGGGCAAAGTTTAACGGCTCCTGATTTATATTCGGGCTTGATACTCGGATGATTAAGTTATCTGGGATATCGCCCTTGAACTTACGAATGATCCGATATTCTTTTGTGGGTAACCAAAATTTAATATCGGGTAATTGTTCGGCCACAAATATCCAATCAATCAGCATCTGTTCGCTTTGGATATCTCCGGCGTCAAAGATACGGAAGTACTTATCTACAATAGGGGCATCATCGGGGATTCGTTTACGCAGTAGCTCAACCATGCCTTCCCGCCAGATAATATTATTTTTATTATATGCGGCAATCCTGTTCGCATGGGATTTAGTTACGCTTGGGTACCTATAGTTCCCCTTCATAGCATAACAGTTCTCACACACTGATCCCTCTAGTTTGATCAATGTGCCGCCAGTTATACATAGATCAGCAGAGATACCCCATGAATAACCCGGCATTTTACTAGGCTTGCCTAGATCAGAGCCTATATTCTCTTTGAGTAGTTTCAGAGTTGTCATCTGTCTTATCCTTTATTAGCTTCCAGCTATATAAATGACAAAGAAAGCAAAGCTTAGAGCCACAACAAGCATCCAGATATCTAGAAAAGTCATTCGTTTTTCTCCATGAAAGACGGGGTTCCAGAATATAATCCGGAACCCCATTGATTGTCACGCTGCGATTAGTTCAGACCATGCGTCTGAGTTTAGCCAAGAAGTAACCTTGTCGCTACGTCGAGACAATCGTTCTTGGTCGTTGTCCTGATCTTTGGACATCTTGTTAAGCGGGAAAATCTCACTGTCATGAGATGCGTAGAATGTCATGGCCGAATACATTGCCCAAACATTGTTGCCCCGGACAAATGTCTCGTTTTCGTATTGCCTGATTAAATTATCACCCATAAGCGAGTAAGGTTTAGTGGTGATAAACTTCGGATCATTGCTATTCTTTTTCGTCGTCGGGAATAAAGTTGATACAAAGTTATGGACAGCGGAGTCAGTAAGAGACTTAGACGCCCACTTCTGGTATAAGTCCATCTTGTCCGTATATTGTTCTAGGGCCTTTACGAAGATACCTTCGAAACTCGGAATAGGGGCGTGCCCCTTGTGGGTTTTCTTAAACACATCATACTGGCCATGGATCATTCCGTTAGTGCAATGGTAGTCTATCGAACCTAGCAGAACCCTGACTGATCCTGAACCATCAAATGAGTTCTCCTCGATGATGCGGAAACCCACATCTGTCTTGTGTGTCCTCGTTTCGATAGACCTAGAGATTTCAGGAAATCGGATTTCTCTATAAGTCTTGGCGTAATTCCTAACTTGGCTGTCAATAACTTCCATCGTAGCAATAGCTTTGTCACTCATAGATGACTCTATAGCTTGATACATGTTATCAAAAAGTTCTTCATTGGAGATTACCCTATAACTCCGACCGACAACGCCTAGTACATGGCCATTTGGATGTACGAGTGCCTTGTGATTAGGGCAGACATCGCCGGTTGAGGTATAAAGTTCGGTTTCAATAGGCTCAAATTCTAAATCAATGTACGACATTTTCATTCTCCATCTTTTCATTTTGTTCAAACCATATTGTGGCGTGTGCCCTGCCCCATTTCTCTATAAATTCTTTTAGGGTCAGCACACATGCATCATCTTCCATACTCATTAGCCAAGCCTTTACTCTCCCCATCTCATCTAGCCCTTACATGATCTTCGCCGAATAACTTGGCGACATCAGCAGGATGGCCATAGAACGACCAAGTATCTTGGTCAGACGAGCCCTTCCAATCCCATATTCCTACAGGATTTTCATCAACAAAGAGCCGCCATGAATAGCCGTTTTTAACCTTGTCAGGGTCATCCTTACTATTAGGATCGCCCAATAGCTCTACCATATCGGTAACCGTAACATCTACAAGCTCACCTGTTTTGTAGGTTAAACCTTGCCAGTCTTGCATAATGATAGACAGAATGGTGTTTGTCTTAGGTTTATCAACGCTCATCTGTGTTTTCCAATACATGTTTTTCATAGGCTTCTCCTCTTCATAGTAGGTGTGCATATCATTGATAAATGTACTGGCCTCATCTTCGTCATAAGGCGCTGCGGATACCGTTTCAATATACTCTTTCACCCATGTCTCCGTCATAATGAATTCTCCAAAGGGATGATGGCTCTATACTCGGGATAATCCCGTTCCACATCATCGACATTCTCGTAGAGATCAGTGACTGTATACATGCCACCCTCCCCATGTCCGCCGCATTCCCTGCATTTGAGAACCTCTTCAACAATATACGGACCATTCTGATCTATGTCGCCGCCTATAATTATTTCCTCCCCGGTTCCATCACATGATTCACAATTAAAGATGATCCTAAATTTCATGACGATTCCTCACTTTTTCTAATGACAGAGGTAAGAAAGGCTTTCTCACGTTCTTTATATAACATGTCTTTGTGGAAAGCGATAATATTGGCTAACTTCAATGCTTCGTCGAAATCAGTACAAAAAACTTCTGTATCGTCTTTCCGTACATAATAGCCTTCCTCCCTGTTTTGGATGTTAAAAAGGGAGGTTATCCGAATGCCATTAACATACGTATATGCTGCCATGATCTAATCTCCATATGTACAAGGGGTTGAACCGGAACTGATCCAACCCTGACGCAAAAACTCGCCGGTGTCAACGCCGCAAAAACCCGCAGGATTCCGCCGTTTTTTGGCCCGGTGTGGCCGAAATGTCACAGTCAAGCGGAAACTTTTTTGGCCGATTTCTGGGCCTATACGGGTATTGCCTCTTATTAACCTATTATAATTTTGGATAAGTAAAGTGATCACTTACTTTATGACTGTGTTTGATCATGGGTTTTAATGGGATTTTATGGGATGAATTGGGGGTTTTAATTCCTCTTAGAAAGATATTTATATAAACCAAGAGTTAACCCTCTTGTTCCGGCTTTCTCCCGGTCATCACAGGGCGACCCCTAGTCATCACAGGGCGACCCCTGTTTGTTCTCATAGGTATATTCCCTGTTTGTTCCCGGATTGTTCCCATAAGCTTGTTCATCATTTGTTCACGTAATGTTCTCATAAGCTTGTTCATGGTTTGTTCCGGGTTTGTTCACGTTTTGTTCTGGTTTTGTTCACGTTTTGTTCCGGGAATTGTATCGTTGGCATGTTCATTCGTTAGCCCTCGCCCGCCCGCACGCCCGTATTCTATTTATATATATATATACTAGAAGAACAAAGGAAGAACAGACCTAGAGAACAAACCGAGAACAAACCTAAGAGAACAAACCGGGAACAAACCGGGAACAAACCTAGAGGAACAAATGGTGAACAAATGGGGAACAAACCTAGAGGAACAAAAGGTGAACGAGGTAGTTGCAAAAATGTCACAGTCAAGAGAATTAGCCATGCATTTGACGCATACCAGCCATGCAAAAAAAACATTCGGAGGTGGATCCGGATCGAGTATACTAGCCGGACCGGACGTAATCAGGCGACCGGGAAACAGGAGGTCTAACAATGACCAAGAATGTGCAGATTGTTTTGGATGTTCCTCTGGATAGTTTCATCGAAGGCGATCCCCTCGAAGAAAAGTACAAGAAAGGGGATATCCTGGATGGGAAGTGGATCAACATCCGGGGAGCCGTCAAAGGCGAGATCATCGGGTTGCCGAAAGGCACCGATGTACGGGTGTCCATCGGCTACCAGCAGAAACTCGTGATCAAGCATGTGACTGCGAAGAAAGACCGACCAACCAAGGCACCGGCTAAGGAAGCCGCACCAGTCAAGCTCGCTTTCGTCAAGTAGCCTCACCCAAGGGTCAGCCCGGATGCCTCACGGTGTCCGGGCGAGACCTTACCTATGGGTTGCGAATGATTCTTAGTTGCATTCTCAATGCGAATGATTCTTAGTTGCATTCTCAATGCGAATGATTCTCATTAGCAAGTTCATTAGCATGTTCATTTAGTCTGTAAGACTAATATATAAAAGAGAGGAGCCCCGGATTTCTCCGAGGCCCCGTT